TGCTCTTCCGATCTGAGGGGGAAAAGAGACCCGCGCTAGGTCGTCGCGAGTTTATTTCGGAGGCGAGCCATGAAGGCGCTCCAGCCCTTCACCGTCCCGCACTTCCGAGCGTGGGCTGCTGAACTCGAACTCGACAACGGCGAGCCGTGGGTCGTCGAGGACTACTTCGCCGCCTTTCTCGAGGACTACTTCGCTGGCATCCGCGAGCTGTGGCTGGTCGTGCCCGAGGAGAACGCCAAGACCACGAACATCGCCGGCCTGACGCTCTACCTCCTGGAGCACCGTCCGCACGCCATGATTCCGTGGGCTGCATCGTCCCGTGACCAGGCCGAGATCGGCTTCCGCCAGGCCGCTGGCTTCGTCCATCGCAGCCCTCGCCTCAAGGCGCTGTTCAAGTGTCTGCCCGGCCTGCGCAAGATCCGCCACCGGGCCGACATCGACGCCGAGATCAAGGTGTTCGCCGCTGACGACGGGACGGGCGACGGCGTCATCTTCACCGACGCGATCATCGACGAGCTCCACCGCCACAAGAACCTGGCCCTGTACCGGACGTGGGGCGGCAAGCTCGACAAGCGTGCGGGCCAGATGGCGACGATGAGCACCGCTGGCGAGGTCGACAGCGAGTTCGAGCAGACGCGGGAGAAGATCCGGCAGGAGCTCCCGGTCATCGAGCGCCGGCCCGGCTACATCCACGCCCGCTCGGCCCAGGTCGCGCTCCACGAGTACGCGGTGCCCGAGGGCGGCGACGTCGAGGACATGGCCGTCGTCAAACTGGCCAACCCGTTCAGCCGGATCACGGTCGACAGCCTCGAGCGCAAGTTCAACAAGCCGACGATGACCCTCTCGCACTGGCGCCGGTTCTCGTGCAACGCGCCGACCCGCTCCGATTCAGCCGCGATCACCGAGAGCGAGTGGTATGGCGCGAAGACCAATGAGCCGATTCCAGAGGGCCAGTCGATCTGGTTGGGCGTGGACGTGGGCTTCAAGTGGGACACGACCGCCCTCGTCCCGTTCTGGATGCCGGAGCCGACCCGCCGCCAGTTCGGCCCGGCCACCGTCCTCGTCCCGCCGCGGGATGGGTCGGCGCTGGAAGTGGACGTCATCAAGCGGGGGATCGTGGTCATCCACGAGCGCAACCCGATCGAATGCGTGGTCATGGACACCAGCCACGCCGAGGATCTCGCGCAGTGGATTCGGGACAACATCACCGAAACGGTCGTCGACCGGCAGCAGACCAACACCCTGGCCGTGGAGGACTACGAGCGATTCATGTCAGCACTACGCAACGGGTGGCTCCAGCACGCCGGCGTTGACCAACCTCAACCTGACCATGCCCGGCGGTCGGGAGGAGGAGATCGAGTCCAACTTCGCCAGCTACGTCCAGCGGGCGTACAAGTCGAACAGCGTGGTCTTCGCCTGCATGGCGGTCCGCCAGCTCCTGTTCAGCGAGGCGCGGTTCCAGTACCAGCGCCTGGACAAGGGCCGGCCGGGCGAGCTGTACGGCAACCCCTCGCTCGACATCCTCGAGCATCCATGGGTCGGTGGCACGACCGGCGACCTCCTGGCGCGGGCGATCACCGATATGGACCTCGCCGGCAACTTCTACGCCACCCGGCGCCGGAACCGGATCATCCGCCTCCGCCCCGATTGGGTGACGATCGTGGTCGGCAGCCAGTCCGACCCGAAGGTCACCGGCAACGACATCGACGGCGAGTTCCTCGGGATCATCTACTACCCCGGCGGCGAGTACTCGGGCTCCGATCCCGAGTACCTGCTGCGGGAGGAGATCTGCCACTTCGCCATGTACCCCGACCCGGAGGCCAACGTCCGGGGGATGAGCTGGATCACGCCGCTCGTGCGCGAGGTGATGGCCGACAGCGCGGCCAGCGCCCACAAACTCAAGTTCTTCGAGAACGGCGCCACCCCGCAGATGATCGTCAAGCGGGCCGACGCGCCCACCCCGGAGCAGTTTCAGGAGTGGAAGAAGATCATCGACTCCGGGCACAACGGCGCGGCGAACGCCTACCGGACGCTTTACCTCACCGCCGGCGCCGACGCCACGGTGGTCGGCAAGGATCTCCAGCAGGTCGAGTTCAAGGCCACCCAGGGCGCGGGTGAGACGCGGATCGCCGCGGCCGCCCGGGTCCATCCGGCGGTCGTCGGCCTGTCCGAGGGCATGCAGGGCGCATCCCTGAACAGCGGCAACTTCGCCGCCGCCCGCCGGCTCGTCGCCGACGGCTTCGCCCGCCCGACGTGGCGCAACTTCGCTGGCTCGATGGAAACCCTCGTCCCGCCGCCCGCCGGTTCACGTCTTTGGTTTGATGACCGCGACATCGCGTTCCTCCGCGAAGACCGCAAGGATGCGGCCGAGATCCAGAAGATCAAGGCACAGACCATCCGCTCCCTGACCGACGGGGGCTACGAACCGACCTCGGTCATCAAGGCGGTCGAGGCCGAGAACATGAACCTGCTCAAGTGGACCGGCCTGGTGTCGGTCCAGCTCCAGCCCCCCGGCTCGCTGACCGAGCCCGAACCGGCCGCCACCAACGGCCAAGCCCCCACGCCACAGGAGGCGCCCGCATGACGCTGAACCCGCTCATCGACAGCCCGCCCGCCCGGCTGCCCTTCCCGATCACCCGTGCCGTGGCGGCTCCGGTCGAGACGCTGGCGTCCACCGATGGGATGCCGACGATGGTCGGCCACTTCTCGACGTTCGACCAGTTCTACGAAGTCAACTCCATCCTCGAGGGTCGGTTCCTGGAGCGCATCGGTCGGCGTGCGTTCGATAAGACGATCCGCGAGAGCCGCGACCAGATGAAGGTCCTCTACGACCACGGCCAGGACCCGCAGATCGGGAACAAGGTGCTCGGCAAGATCGAGGACCTCCACACCGACCGCACCGGGCCGGCGTACACCGTGCCCTTGTTCGACACGTCATACAACCGCGACCTCCAACCGGGGCTCGAGGCGGGCCAGTACGGCAGCTCGTTCCGGTTCACGGTCGAGAAGGACCAGTGGGACGACAGCCCCGAGCCGCGGGATGACAACCCCGACGGCATCCCCGAGCGGACGATCACCGAGGCCCGCGTCTACGAGTTCGGCCCGGTCACCTTCCCTGCCAATCCGCATGCCACCGCCGGCGTCCGTTCGACGACCGACGACTTCTACCAGCGCAGCCGAGATCCCGAGGGCTTCGAGTCACTCGTCCGCGCTGCCCAATCAGCCCGCACTTCGATCCGCCAGGACGAAGCCGCACCCCCATCCGACGAGCCGCCGGACGACACTCAGCCTGAGCCGTCGCCACCGGACACTCCGCGGACCGAGCCAGAGCCGGACGAACCGGCCACAGATCCCGAACCGAGGAGTACCACCGTGACGGACTACGTCACCCCCGAGGACAAGGTCGCTCGCGTGAAGGAGTTGCAGGAATCGCTGCAGCGCCAGAACGAGGAGTCGACCGGCGTCTTCACCGTCGAACAGCAGGCTCGCTGGGATGCCGACAACGAGGAGCTCGACGCCCTCACCGCCGACATCAAGGCCCGCGAGTCCCGCGAGGCCCGTCTGGTCCAGGTCGCCACCGCGAGCCCGGTCCAGACCGAGAAGGGCGAGGACCGGGGCACCCAGGTCATCGTCAAGCAGAAGCGCGACATCTTCTCGCCGGAGACGCCGGAAGCCCGCTCCCAGGAAGAGCGGCTCCAGATCTTCCGCGACGATGCGATGCGTGCCGTCGAGCAGGAGACATTCCCGCAGATCAGCGACACGGGCGCACAGGCGTCCCGCGACAAGATCGCCGACCTCTTGGACAACCACGACTCGCCCGACAAGGAGCTGGCCCGCCGGATCAAGTTCACCGGCAGCCCGATCTACAAGCGGGCGTTCAACAAGTACCTCAAGTCCGGTGGCGGACAGCTGTTCCTCACTCCCGAGGAGCAGCGAGGCACGGCCCTCGCCGTCGGCGTGGACGCGACTGGTGGATTCACCGTCCCGTTCGCGTTCGACCCGACGGTCATCGCCATCGGCTCGTGGTCCGGTGCGGTCAACCCGTACCGCCGCGTGTGCCGCGTCGTGCCGATCGTCGGCACCGACACGTGGAACGCGCTGACGTCCACCGCCGTCGTGGCGACCCGGACAACGGAAGCGGCGGCTTCGATTGAGCAGGGTCCGACCTTCGCTCAGCCGCAGTACATCGTGACCCGCGTCCAGGGCCAGATCACGGCCTCCTTCGAGATGTTCCAGGACCGCGCCGATCTCGGCTCCGAGATGGCGGTCCTCATCCAGGAAGCCAAGGACAACGAGGAAGAGAACTCGATGGCCGTCGGGGCAACCGCCGCGGCGAACATCGGCGTCGGGCCGGTCAACGGCACCTCGGGCGCCTACACCTCGATCACCACGGCCACCTCCGTCACCCTCGCGGCGGCGGACGCGGACGCGGTCGAGGCGGCGCTGCCCGTTCGCCATCGGTTCGGTGCGCAGTGGTTCCTGAACCGCCTGTCGATCCGCAGGTTCCAGACGCTGGAAACCACGGGCGGCAAGCTGTTCGGTGGCCAGCAGTACCAGGCCGTCGGAGTCCCCGAGCTCGACCGCGCCGGCAACACCGGCCTCCGCCTGCTCGGCTACCCCGTGAACGAGTCGCCGTCGCTGCCGACGGCGCAGACCGCCAACATCGTCATCGGGACGCTGCTGGCACCGCAGAGCTACGTCATCGTTGAGCGTGTCGGAATGAGCGTCCAGTTCATCCCGTTCATCTTCAACAGCTCGGCGCTGGCCACTGGTCAGCAGGCTCTGTACTTCCTGTGGCGCAACACGGCCAAGCCGATCAACGTCGACGCTGGCCGAACGCTTCGGTACCTGACCTAGGCCAACGGCTTAGGCCCCTTGTGGGCGGCGGAGGTCCCCTCTCCGCCGCCCCATCTACAGGAGATCCGCATGGCTGCTTCGCCCTCTGTCGTCATCTGCACCGAGTCCTTCGTCGGTTCCTTCAAGGGCGCCGAGGTCGAGTGCCACAAGGGCGACGTGCTCAGCGCGGACGATCC